CCCGGCGCTCCCCCGCTGGCCGGCACCAGCTCCAGGGTCTCGTAGATCGACGCGAAGCCCTGCTCGACCATCCCCGGCAGCCCCGGCGACTCGACCGGCCAGCCTTCGGCATCGGCCGCCCATTCCGAGGCGTCCTCAGTGCCCCGCAGCACGGCCACGGCCTCGGTCTCGGTCGTGAGCAGCCAGCCCCAGAACGTGCGACCGGTGTCGATGCCCATGACCACGTCCTCGCCCACGAGCCAGCCAGCCACGGCGTACTCGGCCAGAACCCATGCTGGCGGTGCGGGTCCGGTGTACGCGGCGCCTGCGGCATCTGGCGCGGCTACAGGGCCAATCGCCTCAGCCGCAGCGCAGAGCAGCGCGAGGTGGGCCGCGGGAGTGCCCGCGCTCAGCATGCAACCCACTCCCCGCGGCGCAGCCAGCCGTGAAATGCGCCGGGCGTCGTTTTGCTGAAGTCGATCGATGGAGATACCGTGATGGTTCCGTCCTCGTGTTCGACGACAGTGTGGATTTTCGGGCTCAGCCGGCCGCTATGACCGTCTGGCGCGCAGACTTCCCAATCGCACCACGGATGGTCGGCGCTGATGGGGTGGCCCTTGGCTGCTATGGTGGCAAGCACCTTCTGCACATCCACGCGTCCATAGGCTCCCGGGCGGCTGATTGCCTCGCTGTCCAGAAACCCATTCTCTTTGGGGTAAATGCGCGCCCCTTTCACGCTGCCATCCTCAGCGCCTGCATCTGCGCCTCAAGCGCCGGGATCGGCATGCCTAACGGCGTCAGGCCGCTAGCCTCGGCGAACTCAGCCGACACCAGCGCGTAGCATTCCTCGACGTACGCATCCCAGAACGCCCGGGTCATGGCGTAGTCGGAAGAGCCCCACGAGATGATCCCGCGCAGGCCCGGGCGGAACGCGGCAGAGATGACGCAGTGGCCGCCGACGATGGTCTGATCGGCCATCGGCTGCACGTCCCAGACCGAGCCCGGCGCTTCAAGCGATGCGAAATACGCCGGCACGTTGAACCCGACGTAGAGCAGCCCGGCCTCGTAGGTGGCGCGGTTCAGATCGGCCTCGTTCTTCGGGTCGAGCTCGACGAACGCGGCGAGCTTCTGCCGTGAGCCGTCCGCCAATGGCGCGCCCGTCGTCACCAGGTAGGCCAGGAGCGCCTGCAGAACGGTGCCGCGGTCGGTGCTCGGGTCGTCCGGCACGTAGCCCTGCGTCTCGTACAGTGCCTCGACACAGCGGTCCGGCTCGGTGAGGATTGGCTTGCCGGCCGCCACCGACCAGACCTGATCGGCGTGGTACCAGCCGGCCTCGGCGCAGCAGCCGAGGGTGGCATTCAGCATCATGCCGAGGTCGGTCGGAAGCCCCTTGGTGTAGTCCACTTCGGGCGGCACTGTCGTCGGGGCAGCGACCGTGCGCAGCGCCGACCAGTGCGGCACTGCTGGGTTGAAGGTGCGGGGGAGGCGGCCGTATTTCATGACGCGGTGCCGCGCGTGACTTCGTAGAACGGCAGTGGATTCGGGCTCCCGTAGCAAGGCGCACCCAGATACGTCGGTCCGCTCCGCGCCGCCTGCGCCGCGACTTGGAACGCGAGGTTGCAGACCTGCGATTCGAGTTCCCGCAAGCGCCGCTCCAGCGCTTCCGTGCGCTGTGAGGCTGACGTGCGGGTGCGTTTGGCCGCCATTTACGCCGCCGCCTTCTGCGCGGCCTGGAGCTTGGCGATCCAGCCGGCGACCACGTCATTGACCTGGGCTGACACCGCGGAACCTTCGGCGTTCGCGAGCAACGGCGCCTGGAGCATCACGGCGCCCTGAAGCGCCACCAGTGCGCCGGGGAACTTCAGCGTCCATTGCGCAGGGTCTGTGCCCATGTTCGCGATGAACTGCTGGACCGCCTGTAGCAGCGCGATCGCGGACGGGATGGCGGCCTGTTCCATCGGGGTGAGAGGATTCGGAGTTGACATGTCTATTGCACCTTGCCGGTTCAACCGGCTGACTGAGAAGGGAACGGGAAATGCGAAATCACGAGCGCGAGCAGTCCGGTGAGCGCGGTTGAGACTTCCACCGGCACACTGATGTGCCAGAAGTAATGCGCCGCCCAACAGACGATCTGCGCGATGTAGGCCCCGGCGAGTGCGCCGGTGGTTTTCTGCGGGTCAAGTTTCACGTGGAACCTCTGAAGGTGAATTCGATCTGAGCCGCGCCTCGATGAGCTGCGCGTAGCCGGAGATGTCGTGCCAGCTATCGATGTACTGCGGGTCGCCATTCAAGAGCCTGCCGAGCTTGGACGCGATGTGCTCCATCGCCTCTTTCATGTCGGCTGGCAGCGCGGCCCAGTTCGGCGAGTCACGCAGCACCGCCTTGATGGCCTGCGCGATCCGCGCGTTGCTTTGGAAGTCGCCGTAGGACTTTCCGCGGAGTTCGAGCGTTTCGGAGGCGCTCATGCGATCCACAGCGCACCGATATCGGCGATAACGAAGCCGAGGAACATCAGTGCCAACGGCCAGGTCTTGCTCACCGCTAAGGCAGGCGCCGCGGCGCCGTCAAGTACGATCTTGGCGGCGAGGACGGTGGTGATCATCGCGGAATACTCACCCACTCCCCGCGCGCCGGTTTGGCCGCCGCCTCGCAGTACACCGGCATACGGAAAGTCACGCCGTGCCTGGGATGCGTGACCCACAGCGCTTGCTGCGGCGGCTCGAACGGGAAATTCTCGATGTAGGCGAATTCATCGTATCCCTTGAGCGAGCCGTTGACGATCGCGCGGCTCATGTGCGTGTACTGGTGCCAGTGGCCGGCGAGCAGGATGTCGTAGCTGGCGCCAATCTGCGCATTGCGAGAGCGCTTCTTGTGATCGCCGCGCAGAACTGGACCCAGAAAGCCAATGAGCCCATCGCCGCCGTGCCCGAGACGATCGCCATGCGTGAGCAGGTAGCGCGTACCAAACACTGCATACGAGGCATCGTTGCCGTCCGGGATGTGGAACGTGACGCGCTTGTCGCCCGCAAAGTGCTTGGCGAGGAACTGGTATAACAGCCAGTCGAACGAGGTGTGATGCCTGTCCTTCGCCCATATCTTGCGAGTGTCGCGGCCGTGGTTACCGGTGACGCACGGCAGGAACACAGCCCCGATCGAGTCGGCCAGGAACCCGATCGCGCTCGCCAAGTGCTCGAACAGGTCGAGCACGGTCGGCATGGTGTTGAGTTCGTTGGTGGCCGCGAGTTCCTCGTGGATGTTCCCGCTGATGAGGTCGCCACCGAGCGGCACGACGATGCCGGGATATCGCATCTGCGGGTCGATGATGCCGAGCAAACTGACAGCAGTCTCGACGGTGTAGCGCAGCCGTGCCCGTGCGATCGCGAGGTTGAAGCGGTTCACGCCGTTGATCTGCGATGGATGCACGACCTCGCCCCAGTGCAGGTCCGAGAGGAACAGCGTCGGGACACCGGGTGCGCCGCCATCCTTCGGGGTCTGGTGCGTCCACTCTGGCGGCTTCAGCGTGTCGAGTTCGGCGCCGAGTACGCCAATCGCTTCCTTGATCGCCGCGGCATCGGCGCTCTGTTCGTGCGCCTTACGCAGTTCGGCTTCGAGCCGCGCGATGATCGTCTGCGGGTCGTGCTTGGCCTTGAAGTCGCTGAGCGACTTGCCGATTCCGTGGGCGCCTGTACCCGTGGCGCTGCCGGGTGATTTACCCGCCACGGGCTTGCTCCGCTACCTTCACGGACGCGAACCAGGCTCTTTTCGGGTTGCGCCCGGCCGTCTCGACGACATGCGCCTCGAACTGCGGCCGGAACCGCGCGAGGTCCGTGGTGGAGATGCTGGCGCGGCGCATCAGGTCCGCCTCGTACTCCCAGTTCTCCTTGCCCTCGGCGAGCATTTCGGCGAGCGCTTTCTTGATCTTTGTCGGCACGATGACGTTCGGGTCATGCGCGGCGCGGAAGTCCGCGAGCGTCTTGCAAGATGGGGCCGGCTTGCCGGCGACGGTTGCCGTCTGGGCACTACTTTTCGACATTGCGTCTACTCCGTCTTGCGCGGCGCGTTGCCGCGGTTAGCCTGAGCGCGACTACGGGGAGCCCGCAGTCGTTGTTCCAGCGGCACGCTGCCTTGGCGGCCTCGCGCGCTGTTGCGCCCATGTGCATCGCTCCGAGCGCAACGGGCGCGCCGGAGCCAATCGCGAAAAATGGTTCCTGTATCCTCTCGCCACGCGCTGACTCATCGTAGAGCACGATTCCATCGGCGCATAACACCAACGCGGCGGCGTCCTTCAGGTGTTCGTCTGGAACCTCGACGCCATCGAAGTGCTGCGCGAACGCGAGACACGCCGACGAATCGCCAGCCATGCCGACGATGCCGGCACGGGTTCGGTAGATCTTGACGCAGTGATATGGCTGCTGACCGAAGGTGCCGCGACTGTCAGCGGCCATCACTCCATCCCGGACTGCGATGACGGTCATAGTGTCGCCTCACGACAAGAACAGCGTGCGCTCTGCCTCGCGCCGAGCTTCAAGCCCTGCGGATACGGTATGGCCAGCGTAATCCCATTCGAGCAGCGCGTTGGCTGCGGCGAGCGTCAGGCCGGCGTTGAAGTCGCGCCGCACCGTGGAATGCGCAAGCGCGCCGGCACCGCAGTTGTAGGTGAAATCGACCAGCGCATCGAACTGGTTCTGAGTCATAGGCCGCGTGATTAGGTTGTTCACTGCCGAGACGGCCCATGCGGTGTCGGCCTTGAACCACGCTTCGGCCTGATCCATCGTGCAGGTCTGACCGAGTGCTACAGGGACGCCGGGCGCGTACCATCCGGTATGTCCCCACCCTATTGTAGGCGCGCCGCCCTGATCGAGATACGTCGCACCGCGATACCCCTCAAAGCGCTTGATCAGCGCTTCGCCATCGGCAGAAAGTTCCATCACCGCCCTCTATCCCGCCGCTCCAGCAACCGGTCGATGCGGCTCGTGATGACGGACTGGTAGGCGTCGATTTTCGCCTCAAGCCTCTGGATGTCTCGCCCGCGCTCCTCATCCGCCTTGGCGCGCGCGTCCATCAGGTCGTTGAGTTCCTTGCGCGTGACGACGTTGCCCTCGAGCTTGTCGATTCGCTTGACCGTCATGCGCGCAACCCACGCCA